TCTCCATTATCTCCTTTGCTTGGTTTGTATCTTTTAGTGGTGTTAGAACTATCTGTGATGCTGATGAAGGCGGTAGGGGTGCTTTCCGCTACAAAGTTGTCAAAGGGGTTCGCACTGAAGGAGACAATGTTATCAGATGTGTATTCAGACTCTATTGCTAGTGCTTGGTTTGTTTGATTGTTGGACGCATGAGTATTTGGTGAGGTAATAGTTACAACTCCACTCCCATTGTGTGATGCTGTTCCTGAGCCGAACCCGTTGTTATGGTTGATTGCAGTTGCTAGTGCGTTTGCAGATGCTGTGGCATTCCCCCCAACAACAACCTTCACCACATCTGTTCCGTTAGCAGTCTGTCCATTGGCAGCACTAGTGGTGACATCCCCTGTGGAGTGACTAACAGTAGAGCCACTCAAGATTTGTGAGGAGGGGAAGAACTTGAACTTCTTGGTTACTAGACTACTACCATCTGAGTTACCCAAAGATATAGTGATGAACTCATTGATACTACTACCATTCGTAGCATTCAGACCACCTGAGAATCCTGATACAGTCATTGTATGTGCGCTTCCCTTTACTATGCTTTGATTATACACAGTTCCAACAGTATCAGCCTGTAAATTGACCTTGCTTGTATTACTACCATCTATAGTAGAGTCTATATCGAAATTTCCTGAGTGCTTACTTGAGTTATTGTTGAAATTTATAGCAGCATTCAATGCAGCGGTAAAACCTGCTGATGTATTCGTACTACTTATGACAGCGATATCTACATCTGCTGTGTAGCCACTAGCCACTCCATCTTGGTCAAAAACACTACTTGAGCCTTTGATGGGTCTTCCGTTGTAAGCAACATCTGTATTGGTTCCTGAACCATCATCTGCGCTATGGTCGAAGAAGTGGAAGTTCAGAGAAAGACCACTAGTAGATGGAATGGTTAGTCTCTTTGTTGCATCATATGTTCCTAGTGTGGATTTAGATACGGTATCGGTAATGACACTGCCTGTTGCTTGTGCAGCAGCATTGCCGGATGTATCTAGGGAGCCATTGCTAGTGGTAGGTTGATTATTCACAGTGATAGTCGCAGTGCCTAGTACCTGTGCAGTATTAGTGAAACTAGCCAAGTTACCTGATATGGTCGCTGTTGCGGTTGGTAGAGAAGCAGTCGCACCAGTAGATACTTGTGCTTTGTTGCTAATTATTCCATTGTAGAGGGCAGTAGCATCATAGTATGCCTCAAGACTACTGGTTGATACAAAGACAGGCTGACTGGATATAGTGTGATTAACTACGTTGCTGGTATCTGTTGAATCAGTTATCTCGCACACTAACTTGTACTCTGCTGGTTGGTTGAAGTTAGAGGATGTCGTATTCTGTAGAAAGAACTTGAAGTATTGATTGTGAAAGAGCATCATCTTGTGGGTGTCTCTTCCTGAGCCAAAGTAACTGACGCTCTGATAGGAGGATGTGGTATCTGCATGGTCGTCTAGCGAGAGGTTAGGACTAGGTGGTGTCTTGATGCTATCTAGTCTTCCTTGACCGGAGGTTCGATGTCCAAGGCCATTCACATCATAGGGAGTTATGACTGCCTCAACTGTAAATGGACCACTGTGCCTCCATAGGTTTCCCTTCTTGGTTGATGTGTTTGTATCATCGAACTCTATCTTTAGATGAGCGTCACACATGACAGGAAAGACCAATGCTCTTTTCTCACCAACATGCGCTGTAGTCATTCCTTCACCTATAGATTGTTTATTGGATTCTCTGCTAGAACTGTTGCTATCTCAAACTCAAGAGTGAAGTTGACCGTATTGGGTTGCTCTCCTGATAGGCCGGTATTGAAAGAACGAATGAAACCAAGCATACCGGGTAGTTCATCAATATTAGATACGTCAGTGAAGAACTCCACAGGTGTCTCCTGTACTAAATTCTCAACTCCTATCTCACTCTCTGCCTTATCGTTGATGATTCTCTTGAATCTCTCATCATATCTTCTGTTTTGAAAGGTAAAGGGTATCAGCGGTAGGACTGACATATCATCGTCCTCGCTACTAGCAGTGTGATAGTTCAGATTAGTATCAACCCTGCTTGGTATGAGTATAATCAGTTTATTGATGAACTGGTCGTCTTGTGCTTGGCTACTATCCACATATGAGTGAATCAACTGTGCCAGTTCAAACGGAGTCATTACCACTTCCTTCGCACTTGAATCGTTCTCTAGTGAGTCTTTCGATATCGTTTGATTGAGAAGCACACCTGTCAAACTCACAGTCTTAGTAGCAATGCCCATGTCAAATGCAAAAGTCTCTGAGAATCCCTTAGCCATAGCGATGAATGGCACTGGAACAGTGGGAACGGTCTTTGCAGTTGATATGTCCACCTCAGTCACGAATAGTGGTATTCTATTGACTGCTCTTGCTCTTCCTGCATTCAATTCGTTTCTCCTCTGTAGTTCTAGAAATACCTTGAAGTCTGCCGTTGCTGCCATTAGAATTTCACCACCGATGTTGTAGTCCTGTTGATTCTAGTGTTTATCTCCCTAGCGACCTTGTTCGCTATGTCTCTTATCTCTGCATCAGAAGCACCGACCCTTCCACTAACTTGCACTGTTATGTTATTAGTGACACCACCACCCATCATGGACATTGTATCTGAATTTTTGAATACCCTTGAGCCTTGAGGTAATCTAACTAGTTCTGGTCCTCGTTCACCTACCATGTGAACACCGGTTCTCGGAACCACGCCTCCTTGTGAGAAACCAAGCATACCTGAGATTGACTTGGCAGCCTTATTCAACCCCTTTGCAGCCTTATCGAATGACTCAGGCTTTAGTACGCCTTTGATTGCACTTGCTATGTCGGATAAGGACGGTATTTTGTCCTTTATCAACGTCATAAAGAAGACGATTGTACGAACTGTACGAGATATGCCTATTAGGAAATCTGCTACTTTATCAGCGTTATCTCTGAGTGGACCAAAGATGAATTTACTCAAACCTAGTATGAATACTCCCGCTAGGAGAACTGGAAGCGCAGTAAGACCAACAGTTACAAGTCCAATTAATCCAGCAATTAAAACGATAGTTCCAGTAATTCTAGTGACGCCACTGAGAACATTTGCTATACCAGCGATTACCTTTCCCAATGCAGTATCTGCTGTAGCGAACCCCTTGCTGAACAAGGAGGAAATGAATGCAACCGCACCAGAGATAATGACGCCTAGCGTTGCTGTGAACAGTCCAACTGCTATCTTCGCTATTCCCAATAGAACGATACCGAAGGACTCTGCTATTCCCATGAAATCCATAGTAGTAAAGGCCGTAATCATTCCCTTTACTCCGGTAAACACATCTCCTAGTCCACTATGAATGAGAGTGAATCCAATCATGAAAACCTCTTTCATAGCATCAAATGCAGTAATGAAATCGTCTTTGAATTCAATAAATATCTTTCTTAGTAGCATTATCGACAATAACAACACAAAGAAGGTAGTCATCAGTTTAAGAAAAAATGACACTATTTTTTTGATTCCCTTAGAGATTCTTTCTACAAGCGTCACTATATTAGCGAAAGGTGCTTTCAATGTTGATAAAAAACCTGTTGTAAACGTTGCAAGTGTAATTTGTTTTTCTTCTGTCTCGTTCAGTTCGGCTAATTTGTCATTGATTTTTTCTAATACGTCTAGTTGTTCCTTGTTTAACTGCTTGGTTTTGCCGGTATCCTTCATCGTCGCTCTAATGTTAGTTGCACCCATTTTGGTTTTGCCTCTGTCAATAACAGTCTCAACATTAAAATCTGCGGCATCTTTCATTCGCTCTATTTCGGCTTTCAATGCTTCTATTTCCTTTGTACTCTTTCGTTTGCCAAGTCTGAAATTATTTGTATCGTCTGCTACATTTTGAAAGCCTTGTATCACCTTGTATGTGGCACTTTGCTTTATTAGAGTAGCGAGCAAACCGCCTTGTGCATTTTTTAGTTTATCTACTCTAATCAACTGCTCTTTCATCATCTTATTCAATGCCGCAACTGCCTTTACCGCATTGTCGTTATTATCGACCATTAAGGCAGAGAAGGTGTCTGACTTTTCTTTCAGTGCTTCAACCAACTTATCTTGGTCTGCTCCTGATGCTGCCAAAATCTTAGCAGTGTCCTCTCCGAGTTTTTGAGCATTCATCTCCATCCTGCCTATGTCAGCAAGAACCTTGAGTCTCTTTGCCTCTTTCGCCCTTCTCCTATCCTCTGCACTCATTGCAGAATTGATGAGTTGAATACTAGCCTTCACTCGGTTCTGTATTCTCCAAAGACCAGTTCCTGAGATGAAACGAGAGAATATCTCCCATCCCTTTGATTCTAGAATAGCGTTAGTTGTGCTTATCGATGCTTGCAATGTGCGCATATCCGATGCGCCTTTGATGAGGAATCGGTCAATCTCTTTGAAACTCTCAACGATTTTCTCTAACTCGTCATCTGCCATCTATCATCCCTTTGCCTTTTCCATTGCCTCCGATTCCAGTTTCTTTACTTCTCCATGTATTTCTAGCATCTCTTTGATTAGTTTGGCTGGTGTGTCATAAGCATCCATCGGATTGACTGAGAAGGCAGAACAGTAGGTGTAGAGCATAATCTTCATTCCCACCTCGTTATCTACTGCTCCTCCTTTCAACGCTCTTCGGACTAGTTTTCGTTTCCCATATCATCCCCCATGACATCCATGAATGGATTAGGGAGGATTTCTTTCAGTTGTGCGCCAACATATGGGTTTAGTCTAATTAGGTCTGTCACCGTTAGGTGTGGCTCAGTCTTCTCTACAAAGTTCTCGACCATGTATCTGTACATCTTGTTCAGATTGATACCCATAGTCTGACCCTCTGCGTTCATGTCCATAACACTTGACAACGCTTGCTCGACTTGGAGCCATGTGGGTTGCTTTATCCACACATTCAGGTATTCTTCAGATTCAGGATTGACCCTAATCTGATGGCATTCAGTTGCTGTTGCAGCGAACAGCATGTTCTTATCACTTACAATTTTTCTTTCTGTCATTTTTCTTTCCACCTACAAACAAAACCAACAAACAAACGTGTTGGTGGAATAAAAATCGGATAGCGTTCCCTACTTGGTCACGCCTCCTACTCACTACTTGCCCTACCGCCTACGGAATAGATAGCCCACTTACCAGTGTAAGTAGCACTTGATAGGGTTCTAGCATTAGCCTGTACCTCTACATCGATTGGCCCCTTGTCTTCAGGGAAAGGAACTGTGACGGAGTTGATTAGATAGTCTTCAAACTTCAAGAATATCTTCTCACCAGTATCCTTCTCAAAGGTAAGTGATAGTTCCCCGCTTGTTCCCTCTTCTCCTGATTCGCTGTCTATTCTCAGTTGGTCCCAAAGTTTGGTGTCGCTAATCAACATAGTTAGCGATATCTCATAGGTTCTCTGTCCCGGTATATGAGCAGAAGCAATCTGTCTGTTGTAGTTTCCAATGAATCTCTGTGGAGTGAGGTTGTTGTTGATTGTCACTGAGCCAGTCTTGACCTTGCCAACTACTTGTCCGAATAGTTTGATAGCACCGTCTGAGAATAGGAACGGATAGTTGTCTGCTAGGCTTGAACCTGAGTATGGTTTTGCATTTGTGCTGTAGTTGACGAAACCGCTGTCTGCGTACTCACTACCATCATTACCAACATCGCTAGAGTCGTTTGTTATGGCCTTCAAGATGCTTTGCCCTCTCATTGGTATGTATCCGTTTGGAGTGTCGAACGCTCTCCTACTTACTAGGTCTAGTGTTGTCTTGAGTTCTTGCCCCTCTTCAAAGTTCAATGTCATTGTATTTACTTGACACCCTGTAAATATTCTTGAGTACATATTCGTATTAGGGTTATTGCTATCTAGTTGGGTGCTTCCTGTTCTACCTCTTTTTCCATAAACTACATCAAGAGCGAATGAAGGTAGTACGTCACTATCTGCCTCAGTGAACGTATATACAAACGGAGATGCAGTGTCTAGTAGGTTGAATGCGTTTAGAGTCCTAGCATTGCCCGCTCCATCATCTACATCTGGATATGTGTTGCCCTCTATGCCACGAACAATGTCCTCAGATGCCTCTCTAGTTAGTATTCCATTGTGAGTGTTACTTGATGTTGCTGCGACATCTGATTGTGCAGAGGTGAATGTCATTTCTCCTAGTGTGTAATACAACCAAGAGCCGTTGTTCAATGATAGGTCTAGAGAACCGCCACTGACAGTCTCTGAGCCTTTGTACTGATAGTCAAAGTTTCTACCACCAGCAGCAGCGAGATTAAGTTGCTTCATCTCAACCTCTACGTTTGGCGGAGTAAATGTGTTCACTAGTCCTAGCCAACTGTCAGAGAGAATGCCACCTACTACGGTGCTACCTGTCTTTACGGGTCCAGCGACTGGCGCACCGAAACCTAGTATCGTGATATTGCAACCGCTTGCTGCCGGTGCATCTGTGTCTAGTGTTACGGTAGTTTCGTCATTCGCTAGAACAGCGTGATAGGTTGTTGTCCCACTGTTGACTACTTTAGCCATGCATCCTACATACAAACCTGAGACCAACTTGTAATCAGAACCAGCAGTTGCGGTGAATACCTGACTACCGCTTATCGTTTTGTTATCAAAATACATGTCCATTTCCGGACATAACCCTACTTGTGCATTTGCTCCTACGAATACTTCATTACTCATTTTTTTCTCTCCAACCCTACGCCCTAGCGAATCTCTTTAGTTCTACTCCTATCTTGTATCCCAATAATCTTTTCCCTCTATCATTTGCTTCGTTTCTTGATGTTAGCCTTACTAAATCTGCATCTGCCTCGACTGCCGAACTGGTATCGGCGGGTGTTGCATAGACAGTTGGCCTAAAAGCATTATTTTCCAAGATGTATCTTACTACCTTGTATAGTGCCTCTAATCTATCCCTAGAAAACGTGTTACTGGTCATGTCTCGTCTGTGCAAAACACGCAAATGTAGCGTGAAAGTGAAGTCCTCGTTTCTAACAGAATAATCTATTGTTGGATACGAGGTATTGGAACTGTCCTCATACACTATGATAACGGATTCTGAGTCGATGTCCACCCGTCTTCCCTCTTGTGGTTCTATTGAACGTATATCGATGAATTTTGGTGTTGCGTTATGGCTCGCTGTTATTGTTCCCGCTGATACTAATGCAGAGGCAGATGAGGTCCAATTATCAGATAGTAATCTGATTATCAGCGTTACCTCATCCATGACAAGACACTCTCCCTGAGTTCCTTAGTATACTCCTTAGTGAAGGTGTCTAAGGCGTTTTGAAAAATCATGTCATCAGAGAAACTGATATCAAAGCCAATCGAATCCTTCATTTCCTTTAGAGCCTCATTCCTCTCTCTTTCCATCTCAAGAATCTGTAGGAATCTCTTTCTCAACAACGACAAGTAATCACCCTATGAAATGTATGATGTCCTTCTTCCCATTCAATATCTTATTTGCCTCTTCAAGCAATATGTCGTGCTTGGTCTTTAGGTCGATGTTAGAACCTGTCTCAGCAATCAGTATGGAGTTGTCATCATGTCTGATAACTTCAGCAGCAACCAGTTTGGTAGTTGCGTCATGAACCGTGGCTGGAACTCTTGACTCACCACTTACATATGTCACACGAACTGAGTGAGCATGTAGGAATGGGTAGTTCTTCAAGAAGAAGATTTTACCGTCTTTGTCTATTGTCCAATAATCACCTAGTCTTCTTTGGTCTTGGTTGTCTGTGAACGAAGTCACCGATGCTTTGTTTGATGCTATAGTACAAGCAGAGCCGTCATCACTCAATAGTAACGAGGATATGATTACTGTGTCTCCTGCTTCGCTATCTGTCGTTGCGTAGAAGAAATCAGATATGTTGATTGAACTGCTTTCAGATGCTGTCACGGATTTAGCACTTGTCTCACCAGTAAACTTGGCAGTCTTATGTGGGAAGACCTCATTGATTGCATCTGTTACTTGGCTGGCTGTTGTCTTTGGGCCATAGTTGTCAAAGAAATCGGTTCCCTTAGTAAGGACAAACGTATATGGCCCTACACCAAGAGTGATAGTAAAAGTCCCTGATATTGGATTTGCTGGCATCTTAACTGTAGCAGTAGCAGAGGCTAAGTCCTTGTATTCGTTCCCCTGCCATACCTCTAGCCTTACTATCTTCTGAACATTGTTTCTATCTAGTTGCACAAATCCAACATAGTCCTTGAATCGGTTGATTGGGTAAGCACCCTGATGAAACGCCTCAAAACCATGAAACTCATTCTTGTAAATTACAGGACGATAGGAGTGACCGACTATATCATCGACTCTCTCCTCTGCTCTCTTAATTAGACTACCAACTTCAGCGATTGAAGGTGTTGTAGATGAACTGAACGCTGCTATTTGCAATAACTGTGAGACATCAGTGTGCGTAGTGTAGAATCCTCTACCTTGCGAATAGTCTACATTAATGTTGGTAAAGTCACTAGGGGAGGATAGTTTCGGCATATCATCACGCTCCTGTCTTGTTCTTCAGATACTGGTACGATGTATCTATGTTTTCAATTATATTGAACTCCCTATCAGAAATGTCTGACAATAGTTTTCTCTCTGACTCTTTCTGTATCCCATATGTTTCTGTGGGTATTACCGTTGGAAACAAGTTAGGAGACAAATCACCTACCTCTGTATCTGCACTAACTTTGTCTGATGACTTTATCTTGTTCACTGCTTCTTTTATCTGTGCCGAAGTAGGTAGAACAATTCTGATTTCTAGTTTGAAAACATCTAGCCTTCTACCAGAGTTAGTATTGTATGAAGAAAGCGTGTCTTCTATAATATCCAAGAAATCGTCTTCATACTTGTTGTTTTTCTTGTATGTCTCAGCATCTAGTATCTTTTTCAGTGATTCCTCGATTTGTCTAGCAACTGCGTCTGAGTTTGTTGTAGTGGGATACTCAATCTCATCCTCACCACCAAACAAATCCGTTGGCACTATTATCTTATTTCCGGCGTTTACTGTTCTAGGGTTAGGCATCTTTCGACTGATTTTTGCTTGTAGTTCAAGCATTCTCTGCTCCTCAGTGTCATACTGTAAGAAACCATCCTCCCAATCATAACCTATCGAATCCAAAGCATTCGTGAAATACTGCTTCGTATCAATTGTTATTTTGTCATTTTCAAAAGCGAATACATCTTTATCTGCTACATTTAGATGAGCCTTGTTCTTGTATGGAGTTGACCCCATAATAGCCTGTATCAAATTTACATTTTCCTTACTTGATAACTTATCACCAGTCAATTTACCTCTCTTACCTCTCAAGTCTTGAAATTTGAAATTGCCATCCTCTAGCCTATCATATGTTTTCGGTTTAGTAGTCCTCTCCGTTTCGGGACTGAGAACTTCAATTGGGTTACGGAGTATCTTTGCTTTATTCAAATGCTCCATTACTGGTATTACTTCCATATCTCCTATCTTTTGCACGATTGTCTTTAGGTATTTTTGATATGACTTGAATTCTTCATCTGAATCAAATGCTTCATCCTCTGCGTTTATGAGTGCTATCAGATTCTTCCTAGCGTCAGTTGCATCAGAAGTTTGCTGAAAAGACTGACGATTCCTATAGAATAGATATGGCAGGATGTACTTAGTAACGAATCTAGCAGTATCCGTTCTTCCCTTTACATTAGTAGATGTGAGTGCTTTGACCTCTGCTTCAGTTAATGTATATCTTTCAAGAACATCCATGCTTCTAATAATATCTCTATTGATAGTAACATCGACACTCATTCATACAACCCAACCTAAGCCAACCACTTTGCCCACGCAACACCCTTCTGAATAGCACTAGTCAAACCTAGACCGCTTTGTGGTGGCGTGTAAGTAGGTTGACCAGTAGCAGGGTCAATCCAATACGCATTGTTATTCATATCATATCCAGCAGGTGGGACTGGATAGCCAGTACCGTTGTTCATTGCCATCTGCTGTTGCATCATTGTATTGTTCATGTTAGTTGCCATGTTCCCACCTTGTATGTTCGCAGGGTTCATTCCCTGTGGATTCATCTGTCCCACTTGCGGTGCAGTAGTTGTTCCAGTTGAACTTGCAAATCCTTGAGACTCAAGGTATTGCTGTTTAGCCATTCTTCTCTGCATGATTACTTCTGAGTTTACAGCCGTAGAGAGTAAGTTGACGATATCTAGGTCAATGTTCTCTTGAGTGATAGAGTTGTATTGCACCAAGGAATCAGAGTGTATTTCCAAGTCACCGTTAGTATTAGAGACAAACTTCAACTTGGTTAGTAGGTCACTAACAACTCTCTCAACAATGTCCTCTATCAATTTGTCAAGTGCCTGTAGAAATGGTTCCCCATGATACTGAAAGAACTCCTCTACATGGTTCTCTTGTAGTGTCAAGAGATTGTTTGTCATCTTAAAATTAGATTGTCCCATTGTGTTTATTTGCGTCGCTAGTGTACTGTTACTCGTTCCAAAAATTCCCATTATGCCTCACCCTCCTGCTCCGGTGTTGTCACTACGACACCATCGGTCAATAAAGCCTTGACTCTTTCTGCCATCCCTTCAGTTTGTACCATTAAAGAATATAGTTGCTCTTCCTTACTTGATGATTCATTGGTTGGTGGTATTATTTTCCATCCAACAGATGATAGAGAGTTGATATCCTCTTGCCTCAATGTTGTGAGTGGTCCTGACTTTACTAGGTTGACTGGATTCAAACTCTTAGCAGATGGAATATACGCACTGAATGATAGTCCGTGTTCTTCCGCTAGAACCTGCTGCTCTAGCATTTCATACTGCATGTGTATCGCTGCATGTTTTTCACAAAACGTCCCACGCATTGGATATCCTTTTCTCACCTTATGTAATGGCAAAGGAGGTCTCCTGTGGTCATCTGCTGTCCAGAACTTCTGTGTTCCACAAACCACGCACCTATCTTTTATGTTGTATTTGTAGCCAAAGGGTATTTTCAAGAATCTCTTCCTCTCAGGTTTTAGAACCTTGATTATCTCCTTCAGTTGCTTCTTTGGCTTTAACGACTTAAACTCATAAGCCATTACAGGGCCAGCGGCCCTAGCCGCAGTCAAGCGGTCTAGAAAGGGATTTATCCCTGTATTCACTGTTGCGTTTGTTGCACCGATAAGGCTCGGTGGCTGAAATCCTCCTTGCATCGTCATTGTATTTACCTCGATGGATTAGACCTACCGTGTATGGTCTACCCATTGTGACGCACTAGTAGTCTTTTATCATTGTTAAGATTCCTCGATACACCATCTCTGAATCTGATTTAGCACTTACGATATATTTGAAGCAAGGAATACCGACATCGTTCAGTTTCTGTAGGCCCGGTTTGAATGACTCAAATATTGGATGCTCCTCAATTTTTCCTGTATGCGGGTATCTGTCTTTCCAAAGGTCGTACTTGTTTGCCCACAGCCCAACTGCAAGTGGATAGTCATGCTCTTTCTTCTTTCTCTTTCTTCCTCCCATCTCCCAAGTCGGACTGCATATTGAGTCCACTAGGAATGTCCAGCACAGTTGTTGTTCTATGTCATAGTGCTTGTTCAAGTGCCTATCATCCAACATGAAGATGATGTATTTTACATGCCGACTTCTCATGTCCTTTATCCATTCTTCCCAATACACTGTTTGACCACCTATGTCTGCGGTCTTTATTGTGTGGGCATCGCCGTCTAGTTTTACGAACTTTCTAGTTGCTCTATGTCTGCCAACAGTTCGCTTCTGTATTTCGGGAACTTCCCCTCTAGTCATCAACTGCTTTTGCAGAGTGGTTTTTCCTGCTTGACTAGCACCGTATATTCCGAAGTTGATTGCATGAAGTCGATTGTACATCTTATTCATTGCTTCTACAATGAGTATTGCAAATCCTGCCATCACCGACATGCTATCACCTCGTCAGTGAGTCGGATGTCTAACAACATTAAAATTATTGAGAATCTAATGTCCAGCCCAAAGTGATGTTATCAAATGCCAAGCACCTTGATAGAGGTTGAAGCCAAACAAAGAAATTGCGTGGCCTACTAGGAAACTAGCGATTGAGGCGAAGGTTCCCCAAAGCCAAAACCTTGCCCTCAGAAACCAAATGTCTGCTGAATGCGCCCTCTGTAAATCATACGCTAAGGTAGTTTCATCCATCCCAAAAAGGATTTCGCTTACCATTTGAATCACTCATTGAAACCCGTTAAGAAGGTAGGACTAACAGTTTGTGGTTGTTCAACAGGCATGGGCATGGTTGGTGCATTGTTCTCTCCATAAACCATCTGCCCTTGCTGTAATCCAAACTGTTGAGAGAAGTTTCTAAGAGACTCTCTGACTCTCTTTCTGTTCTCTTCATCTCTCGCCTTTCGGTTCCAATATGACCCAATTTGTCTTTGTAGTAGGAAATCTTCGATAAAATCATTCAGTATCAAATCGAATAATGCTTTCATAACCATAATCCCCCCTACAGTCATGACCCCGAAGAGGGCAGCGTGAATGTATTCACTGAAGAGTAGCATGTCCTTTACATTGGCATAGAAGAATATGTTTACTCCGCTAATAGCACCAACGAATAGGATAGTCATTACAAGTCTAGTATCTGTATCTATGCTCGGCATCTACTCACCTCATGCGTAATTGATGGAGGCGGTTCCCGTTCCAGTTAGTTCAGCATAGATACCATTGTTGCAGATTACTCCTCCCATATACTGCTCCATAGTCTCTGCGGTTCCTCCTGCATGTACTACGATTCTTGCTACCTCTTTCTTTCCTGATGTGCTTGAACTATCACTATCAAACACTTTGAGTGTAAATAAAGCGTTATCTGTTGATGTAACGTGAAGGCTAGTTATTCTAACTCTGCTTTTTGAGACAACTGTGGAAGTGCTTAGAACCCCGCTGCTGTTACATGCTTCCGGCACTACTCATCACCTGCACTAGATAGTCTCGCTACTAAGTCTGCCTTTAGTCCGTCTGTTGATAGCCCTTTCTCCTCTAGTCTTGCTTTTAGTTGTTTAACAGTTAGTTTCGATAGGTCTTCTTGTGGTTGTTCAACAACCTCTTCCTCAACAGTTTCTTCTTCAACCACTGGCTCCTCTACCACTGGTGGTGTTGGAGCAATGGTCTGTTTCACTTTGTTGATTATCGATGTTTCGGGAAACATAGTTGATTGAACATCCTTCGCTTCTCCTTCTATGTTGAATTCTCTTTTTAGTATCTCTAATAGATACTCATTCAAATCAAGAACATCTTTTTTGTCGGAGGAATCAAACTCTACGACGAGTGCTTCATCTCCTAACATTCCCACTGCTATAGATAGTGGGACATTCGTTTCTTCTAATGCCGTAAGAGCATATACTTCCCCACCCCTTCTTAGGTTGAGAGGACCAGTTGCTCTGTGTTTTGCTAACTTTACTTTTGCCATAATAACACCTTATTTTTTTTGTTGGTAGTAACCCCTGCCCTATTACGGGCAGAGGCTACTACTTTACGTCATCACTTAATCGTTGTGTTATTTCAGATTAATCCATAGGCTCTAATTCTAATTTCACCGATGTTGTCCGTGTTAGACGCAGCAGGTGCGTGTATCTGGAACTCAGTGTTAGAATTAGCCGCATACTTTCCACCATTCGCTGCGCCTGAAAGGACTTCAGGTGTAATCATGGAAACAGCGTAACCACCACTAATTGTATCTACCGATATGCCTGAGACTAGGACACAAGTGATTGTGCTTAGTCCTAACGAAGATGCGCTAATCTGCTCTCCGTTTGCGGTGTAAGATGTGATATCTACGACAGCATCTACGACATACTCATCGCCTACAACTCTAGGAGCAGCAACTCCTTTGTGGTCTGCAAGTAGTGTTACTGTGTGTGCCACTAGTAATCACCTCACGCACTCTTGATGTTGGTTATCTTTCCTTGTCCCTTGAAGAACGAACAACCGGTCTCTCCCATTGTTCGGTACATTCCTTGGTTCCCAAGTTTGCCAACACCGAATGGGTTTCCGCTAGTGATACCATCCTCAAAGTATTGAGTAGGCTTCATCACAGATAGCCATAGGTGGTCAGTGTCCAAGAACAGTATGTCGCTTAGTTCGTTGGTTGTGTTGCTTCCAGTAGAAGGCATGTCTTTGGTTGGGATAATTGGTATGTCATAGTATGTTGCAACTCTGAATCCAACTTCCTGACCCTTGACTCCCCTAACTCCGTTGAAGGTTGGTATGACTTCTCTCCTGTCCATGAACCTCTCTTGGCTCTGCAACAGGTCAGCGATGTGCTGTAGTGTGTCATATCCAGTTAGGATAACCTTTGGGTTTCCGCCGTTCTGCCTGATTCTGCGTATCATTGAGTTCAGCATCGTTAGAGTTAGAACCCTAGCATCACCAGCAGCGTATCCGCTACCAAAGTCAACTTCTGCGTCTAGGAAAGAAGCAGTTCCAGTTGCACTGTTGCTGGATATAGATACAGTTCGGGAAGTACCGAATAGTCTTACTACGTCTGCAACAACTGCGGCATCTCCACCGTTGTTAGCACCAGTGTCCAATAGGTTTGCGTTGTACATAGCGGCAATCTCACCAGCAGATGAAACAATCTTCATGAGAGATGTGTAGTTTCTCTCTATGTTAGATGCGGTTCCATCATCGTACCTCTCAAGAGGCATTACTAGCATCTTGCTCTGTGTCTCTGCGTGGTGCTTACCCATGTCCTCACGAACGATGGCCCTGATGTCACCAACACCATCATCGATGGCAGATAGTTCCATACCGAGTTCAGAGAACTCAAACAGATGTGCAACAGTCTTTGGACTGATGTACAGTTTCTCGTACTCAGGAGCGAGTGCGGGAATATCGTTTCCAGTTCCTAGTGTTGCGTTCTCACCAACTCCACCAATCTTGTCTGCGGCAGGGGTAGCGGAACCTTGGTTTCCTGTTCCTATTCCGAAAGCAGAACCTGAACCACCCTCTGGTCGGCTCTTTAGAACCCTCCATCCACTGGATGTGTATGGTCTCTTTGACAGAATAGCGAGAGGATTGACCTCTCTGTTTAGCATAGACCAAACTTTCTGTCCGTAAAGGACGTTGTATAGGTCTCCTAGTCCACTAGCAGCAGTAAACGGGTTACTTGCTGCATCATGGGGCGTTCCAAAACCACCAACAACACCAGCAGCCTTGAGCAACGAATTGCCCTGTGCGCCAGCGTACCCGTAGGTGGCTGCTTCTAAGTCTTTCAATGTGTTAATGTATCCACTCATTCAGTTCACTCTCCTTGCAAGATTGTGCAGTTCTCCCCACGACATTTCTGCTACTGCTTCAGCAGTGGTTGGGAAACCTTCGGGAAGTTCCATAGCAACTTCCGCAGCCTTGCGAATATTGTCGTCCTTCTCGGACAAAGCCTTGCGTAGTTCTGCAAACTCTTCTTTGAGAGCAGAAACCTCAGTCTGAGCATCGTACTCAGCCTTCTCTGCTAGGGACTTTTTCATGTCCATCTCTTCTGAGAAACGTGCCTCAAATTGCTTAGATAGGTTGTCGTATGCCAACTTTTCCAATTGCTCTGCTCTGAATTGAGCATAGGCTTTCTCTACGTTCTCAGCAGATAGGTCGAGAGTTGAGAAGTCTGCTGCCTCTAGTCCTTTGCTTATTGGGCCTAGTTCTTTTGGTGCAGCGACTGGTCTACCGTTTACTACAACGTTCTCGCCAGCCTCGTAGTCTCTTGTTGAGTCCTCATCAAGAGCCTTGGCTTCGTGGTCCATGCTGTCAACTTCTTCTTTGTCGTACATCATTTTCTCGTCGTCGTCGTCATCCATCTTCTCATGCATTCCCTTTTCGTTCATCATTTTTTCATCTTCGTGCATTCCTTTTTCATGCATTCCTTTTTCATCCATTTCTTTTGTTACTTCGTCGCCAGTAACCTCACGCACTTCTTTGAGAAGAGTGTTCAGTTCCGCCAACGCTTTTTCCAGTTTTTCTGACAAATTATCACCTCCATTTTCGTGTTTTAATATGTCGAATTTTGCTTCGGGGTTTATTCCTTTTTCACATATGGTAACTTCATGCAACTCCAAGTTGTCAATCTCGTTGTATTCCCCGTATTCCTCCGAATTTTTCTGTTTCTTTGATATTGCTTGTCCACCTATGCTGAAAGACCGTAATGTTCCTTTTCTAATTCCTCTCGCTATTTCCTTAGCCTTTTCGATATCATCTCTCATTTTGATAACGACATAGAACCCAACATTGTCAACACCAGTCTTGTGTAGGACGCCGTTGTTGTCTCGATACTTTTCTATTACCTCCCCGACTTGGACATTTGAATGGTTTGACATTACATTTCTGTATGATTTTTCGCTCATGAATTCGGAGACCGCTTTCTTCAGTGCTTCAAGGGTAATCAAGTCATTTTGTTTATCTACGACTTCTATTGACGCATAGCCTCCAATTACTAATTCATCTGATTTTAGTATGGAGAAACCACTGGTCTCTTCTTGTTTAATTAGAACCTCCTGTTGAGCAAACACTCACAAGAGAATAAACTCTTTCTATATTAAATCAACGTTACTCAGGCAATGACAGATTACGATACTTATCCTTTGTAATATCTATTAATCCCTCATCAGATTCGGGGTCTAACATCTCCTGTTTCTTACCAGTGAAAACTAACCAAGTATTCTTCTCATTTACTGGCACTACCCTGAAATGAATTCTAGTTTGGAACTTCTCTCCTTCCATTCTATACTCATGGTATCCATCTTTCTGTACGCCAAACACCAACTCTCCTTTATCGATTAACTTGTTACTGTCTATCTTTTCTGCTACTATAGCAGGGAACTTACCAGATTTGCCGAACAAGTCAAAGATGTCTTCTGGTTTATCTAAGTCAATCAACCAAGCCATTCTTTTTTTGTCTGTCTCTATAATGAAATCTAGATTGCCATCATCACGTTGACGAACTTCAAAAGCACCAGTTAGTTTGTCCTCTTCTTCGTCCTTCTCTATTGACTCAGGAGAAACATCAAACCTTCTTGGTGAGATGAATATGTAGGAGTCTTGGTTCTTCATCCATTGTAACAGTTGTCTAGGCTTAGAATCGAATATCTCATCATAGGCATCTTCGTGCTTTTCCTTTACCTCTTCTTCAATATCATCAAAGTCCATTGGTCTTCCGTAATCTGATAATATGTCTCTTATTGCGATTCGTAGTTTCGACTTTCTAGTTTTCATCAATTTGCCTAATTGGTCTTTTAGACTGTCCATCTGAACGATGGCGTTTTTCTGCATCAACGTATCACCTGAGAAACCATAGACCGTAAAGCCCTCGATATCGTGCTTACAGATTATCTCTGCTTCTCCATGCACGAAATCCGTTACGGTGTATTTCTTTATCTTGTCCTTCTTCTTATCATCCCTCTGCAACTCAGCAACTACACTCAATGGACTTACTAGGTCTTTTGGATTGAAGATGGGGAAGGTTCCTGCTGTTATTGACTTCTTTGTTTTCGTAGATAGTTTCTCTAATGTGACGAGTTTATCAGGTTCGTCTACTTCAGGTAGTTCTATCACTTTTGCAGAGTACAGACTGTATCCCTTCTTTGCCTTGCCAACCTCATCTACCTTGACTCGTATTATGGACCCAACATCCACCTCTATCTTTGTGTTAAGAGCCTTGCCAACTGGAAGGTATGACTTATCATCATACTCCACTGTCTTGTTTTCTCTGGTTTCCTCTCCGGTCAGTGGACCGATACCCATCGTATACGAATAGAGACCTGATGCTGTTTTTTTACTGTCTAGGACAATCACATCCAAGTCAACGAACTTTTTCCACTTAATCCACTTGGGGTTCTTTCTGTTCCCTATGTAGTATGTTGATTCAATGTCCTTGATTACAACTCCCTCTGCTGCTGGCATCTCCATAATCTTCTCAGCATACTCACCTACTTCTTTCATTGAGTCTGCTATCCTAGTATCCTGCTTTGATGGAAAGGCTAGAGAGTCAGAAGAGTGTTGTGCGAATTGATAGAGAAGTATGTTTATTCTCTCCCTCAACGGCTCATCTGTCAAATCCTTCCCCTCATGCTTCATGATATCAAAGACATGCGCTCTCAGTTCCCCGCCTTCTAGTTCTTTCTTGAACACATGAGTAATGGTATCTGCTCTGTGCAGAGGCTCATTGTCCTTGAATAAAATGAGTTCCGCATCCAAGATGCAGTCGCCAAATGCTTTCTTCTCCATCTTCTCTACTTGCTTCTTGCACTTGTCTGTGATATCCTTCTTGTTGTAAGAGTATATCTTAATGTCATTGTTGAACTTGTGAATCTGTATTCTCATGCCGTCGTATTTCTCTTGAACAACGAACTCACCACTGAGTCCCTTTATCTGCTCCATGTCCTCTAAGTCAAATATCCTATACATTGGTTTGTTAGGAATTAGGAAATCAATGTCCTCCTTCTCTTCCTCGCTCTTACTTTCATCCGACTTAGCAATGTCCAAGTCCTCCAATGAATCCCATTGCTCATCTGAGTATTGAGACTCGTACACCTTTTTCAAAAGTCCGTATGCCCTCTTGAACTTTGCATTGACTCTCGTTGAGTCCTCATCATCTCCATAATGCTCTATGATGTAAAGAGGAATGTCCTTCGGTTTCAAATCCAAACCCATTGCTCCTTGAGTTATCTCATCGGGAGTGAGTTTGTTTTCCTCCCATGCTTTCTTCGGTAAAGCGTTGTTGTGGCTTCTTAGAGCAAAGTGAATGAACGCTACAAACAACGAGTCGTCTTTCAAAAGAGTGGTCAGTACGTCCTTCCCTAGTTGCTTTGAGAATGGGTCAACTACGTTATCTGAATCGAACCTCATGCTCTTTATGTCTTCATAGACTCTCTTAGCAAGAAGTGATTCAGCATTGAAGACCTTATCATCAAACAGTTCCTTCTCGCTTATTGAGTCCTTTAATTCTGTAGCAAAGTCACCTAGTCCGTCATATTCCTCTCTTATGCTTTTGACTGTCTCCTTCCACTTCTTCCCATACTCCTTTGGGTTTTCCCTAGCGGAAAGATAGGCATAGCGTACTCTCTCAAAGAAATCTAAGACTCGCTTTGTGAAGGCACTTGTCTCTTTTTCAAACGCTACGCCGGAGGTTTTCATTCGTCATCATCTAACCTTCGTTGACTCTATCCTCTTCACTAGTATGCGTATTGTTTAGTTTTGGTAATTTTACCTCTGGTGGATTCTTTGCTGGTCTTTTCACTTTGACCTCTTCACCAAGAGCATCCTCTTCCAACTCTACTATGCCACCATTCTGTGCTTCTTGTAGAATCTCCTTTGCTTTTTTTATCGCTAATTCAACTATCTTCTCTTCTCTCGTTACTTTTTCCGGCATGTAAATCACTCACCCTATCTTCTCTGCAATCTTGCGTATCTCTTCCCAACTCATGTCTCCACCAGATGGGACAGTACCGCCTGAAGTATCTATGGATGGGGTCGGAGTCTCACGCACGACAAATCCTGACTTCATCAGTATGTTGTCTTTGTTGTATACCGCTTGCTCCAAGGCATTCACCTTATTTACAAGTTCTTTCATTAGTAGTAACATTTCATTTTTCTCTTCTTTCTTACTCATCTGCTTTCCCTCGCTTTTTTGTTTCGCTCTCGTATCATAGCCAGCAGTTCTGCTTCTTTATCCTCAGTCCTCTTGGCCGCTTCTTTGTCTTGTCCGGTAGAGGCTGTCGTTGTAACTCTTGCCATCTCATCTGACTTAGGTTGTCTTCTTCGCATATGTTCTCTTTCATTTGCAATGAAATTTTTCTTTAGTGTATTTTGCCAACTCATTCTAAATCACCTAGCATTGGAAGACTCATACCTTTCCTTCTCCTTTTAGTTTGAATGTAAGTACACTATCGTCTGCGAATATTGCGTTGTAGCCCATGTCACCATATAGTTCCCTTGCCACTTCTTGTGCCTTCTGCCCTGTCATTTTCAAGTCAGTAAGTTTGACATCTGCATAATCCATCTTCAGCCTACCCTGTCTCTCAATTATTGGGTCTGCCTTCTCTCTGAATAAATCAACATACTCAGCCCTCGATAAATCATCATTAGCGTTATCCTTGAACTCTGATTCTCTAGGATTCCTTATCGGTGGTGCTTTATCCATCTCGTCACTCTTTTCTCTCTCTGTCCCGCAATGCATCTTCAATGTGTCAAACCAACTCATTCTTTCTCCTCCTTCTCTCCCTTTGGATATACTACTTCTCTGATTTGGTCATACAGCGTCTGATAGTCCTTACGGAGTTCAGCAGCACTAGCAAGTATATCGAGGTTCTTCTCTTTGAATGATTTTACTTTCTTGGTAAGCAACTTGTCTGACTTCACCATATCTAACTTCTCCATTGTAGAAAGAACATCCTCAAGTTTAGTCATCTCAGTTCCCATGTACTCATTGGGCTGTGTTGATTGCAGAAGTTTCTTCAGTTTTTTCTTCTGCTTAGGCTCTAGTTTCTCTAAGAAATCAGAAGCCTTGAGAACGTCCTGCCATGACATGTTAGTTATCCCCTACACAATCTAGGTTAAGTTTATTGCGTATTCTCTCCCCTCTCTAGTAAACGTATAATCTCTAACATCCTCTATCAAATCCAACAACTTTAGCATGGCATCTTTAGCCTCTTCGTCACCTCTTTCCGATAGGTTTCTGTATGAATCTGAAATGAATCTTGTTAGTGTTTCCGGACCATATCTCCTTTTGTAAACCAAATCCATGAGAATTGTTTCTTTCTCATCTTCTGAGACTTCTTTATCTTCCTCTATCTCCCTTATCTCCTCTAGAATTATAGCGGCTTCCTTTACAGCATTCAACACTGTGTCAACATTGTCTGGATTCTCCATTGCAGCGTTTATCACACCGCCTATTGTATTCTGAACTTCCTTTATGCTCTGCATCGATTCCCTGATGTTTCTGTATTCTGCTCCTGTGAGTCTTCCAACTATCATGTCTTGATTGGGTATGTCATCCAAGATACCCATCATCAGTTCATCAGCGTCCCTACCTCCATATTCCCTGAAGGTCTCTATTCTTCTTGACCCCAACAACTGTGCAACCTCTGCTCTCGACTCATCAACCTCCTCAACATTTCTGAAGATAGGTCTAAGTTCCACAGGCTTGAATGCGTCGAATGTCTCTCCTCTTCTAACATCCTCGATTGAATTAGTTAGATTGTTGATTTGCCTTTCGTAGTCATCCATGAACTTTTTTAGAAACTTAGCAGTATCCTTATTGGCAACGTCATCTGTTCTAGCATAACTAATCAGTAGTTTACGAACGTTGTCTACTCTACCTTGCCTTTGCGCATTTTTTCTTTCACGCTCTCTTTCCTGTTTAGCATCATACTCTTCCTTCATCCTCGTCTGTTCTCTAGCACGTTCCGTATGTCCCTCCTTACGCAGGACATCCATGAATGTGCCATCCATCTAAATCACCAAGGTATGTTTTCCTTTTTCTGTTGCCTTCTCTTTGGCAGAAGAATCGCATCTGGAACATCTGCGGTGTCAGGTATCTTCTTCTCAACTGTGGTGTCTTTGTCAATACCACCAACAGAAAAGTCTCGGTTCTTCGTAACAGTTCTTCGATGTTCCTCACTGTCTCTTATTCTTGCGTTCTTCAGTTCCTTTTCCAACTCTCTTACACTTTTTTCTGTCATTCTTTTTCCTCCCTTAGTTGTTTGAAGTCTTCCGCATCGATGTCTCCATCTTTGTCTTTGTCAAGTTTCTTTTGTCCACCAATCAATTTTTTTCTCAATGTGTCTTTCCAATCCATTTCATCACCACTTTACTTTATTAGCCCAATACGCAGCAGAGGTCTTTCCTCGCTTGATGTTCTTAGCATGACGAGCCTTGAACGAGGCTTGCTTCTTTTTTCTCTTTCCCTTCGGATTCTTTTCAGTTACTGTGTCAGCACCTTGTTGACCGAATCGAATAGTCTTGACTTTCTTACCGTCTTTAACGACGACAATATGAGACTTAGTGGGATGGTCTGGTGTTCTCTTTGGCTTGCTGAATCCACTCACACCGGCTCTCTTCAAAGCAGGATGCTTCTCTCTCTTTAGTGTGTCAAACCAATCCATTGACTTCTTGTAGCCTGAAGCATAAGCAGCGGCTGCTTGTCTCTCAGCATCCTTGCGATTGCGATAGACCTTACCCTTACTGCCCCACTTGTATCCTCCCTTGACTTTACGAATCGGCATGGTAATCACTTCTGAGAGAACTTCCTTCCTGTTGGAACGTGTTGCTGTCCTTTCTTACGTCCTTTTCTTTTCTTAGCGTCTTGATACCTAAGTGTTGATTTTGGGGTTCTTTTGTAAGTAGCCTTTGGCATGTATCTGCCCTTTGTCTTGGAGGGTACTTTCTTTCCCTTCTCTTTGGCACGATGTTGCTCTGCGCTACCCCACTCCTCGTCTGTCCAAGTTGACAGAGACCTCTGAGACTTTGACTTGGCTTTTAGAAAATCAAACCAACTCATTTCTTAGCCTCCGTCTTTTTCTTTTGTTGCTCTATGAACTTCCTGTATATCGCTGCTTCCTTTGTCTTGCCCATTTCTCTTGCTCTTTGCTCCATTGCTATTGCAGCCTGTGTCTTATGCGCATGACTTCTATTGCTTCTCCTTATCTTTGCCACTGATTTTCTTGATGTCTCTTCGTCTTTGAATCCTAATCCGTGTATCGTTCCCTTTGGGTTTTCATCTGTGTACAAGTCTGAGTGCTTCTTTGAGTTTCTTCTCTGTCCTTTCTTTCGTGGTATTCTTGGGTTAGACCTCTTTAGTATCGAGACCCAACTTTCAGTTTCGATAGCCACCACCTGCTTTCTTGTATCTTTGAGCAAGCATCTGTGCTTTTCTCGCAGACCACTGACCGGGTGCGCCACCTTTGCCACCTGCTTTGATTCTCTGAAACATTCTCTTTCTCATTCCGGGTTTGGTATAGTTACCAGCCTGATTGACTGTAGACTTCTTCTTTTTCTTTTTCTTCAAAATATCTTGCCAACTCATTGTTTACCCCTCATTTGATTTTCTTTAGAACGCTTATCGTCTTTTATTGGGCCACCTTTGGCCCATGTTCTACATGACCTAGCCGAGTGGCATTTGAAATGATGCATCCAACAATATCCTAGTCTACCATCATCATCTAATTCTAATGGCATACAATCTTCCATCCGAGGAGATATATCGAATGCTACGCAATTGCTACAATTAGAAGCCTTGGCCGCTTCAACTGATGTATTCCAAAAGTCTGCAATATCTTCCCAATATCTTCCGGGTTCGTCTACATTAAGTGGGCCATATTGTATGTGTTCTGCTTTTATTGCAGCATTTCTATTCTTGGTGTTCAACTTCAAATCCTGTGTTGCTCTAGGACATTCAAGTTCTTTTAGAATAATATGCCAACCCATCAAACCATCTCCTCCCCATCCTGTCATTATCCCACTCTCCTCTCAGTCCGTGAATCAACGTTTTGATTACCTGCTTCTGCTGGCAATCCACTGAATCTCTTATCTGGACCAGTCTCCATCGATGGTTTGTTTCTTGTTGCAGGTGGATTCTCTTGAGGTTTGCTCCCACCCATAAGAGCCTGTTCTTGTAACTGACCGAGTTGACTGGCATCGATATCTGTTCCTGCGTATGGGTCAGTCTCAACTTGCTCATCTTCCGCTTGTGGCGCACCTTGCTCCTCTGGTTTTGGTTCAGGTTTTGTGAAGGTGAATCTACCTTCATCATCCATGTCAACCTCAAAGCCAAGGTTTTTGATTGAAGCAGCGACATTGACTTCAATCTCTCTCTTCCTTAGTTTGGCTATTTCATCCTCTTCTTCTGATGGGGGAAGTTTCAGCACCCAATCTGTGATGCCAAACTCCTTGACCATGAAAGGAAACACATAGTTGTTCCAAATTGTCTGTGCCATTTCAACTGCCCTATTAGTGACAAGTATCTGCATTCCCTCGTTGTTCAGACCTCCACTCGTTGAGTTATCAGCCATGAAGATTTTACTCACTCCGTAGAATGCAGCGATTCTATCTCTTAAGTCATCTTTGACCTGTATGTAGTCCATCTCTTTCAGACTGTCCATGAATTTGACCCACTCTACTGCTCCTGTTTTACCCTCACCTTCTATACCCATAACTGGAATGAAGTGCGGGTCTTGCTCCATCTTTTCTTTGACGGCTCTCCAAAACGACTTCATTGATTCTACATTTCTAGTCTGAACTGCTAATACGCCTCTCGGCATTCTCGCTTTAGTGTATGATGAGTTGACGTAGTTTTCCATTGCTATGAGTGTCGTTATGTGATTAAATAAAGTCATTATTGGTGAACGTCCATAGAGTCTGGATGGTGAGTATTTACTGAAATGTAGAACCTCTCCCTCAATGAAATACTGCTCCTTTCCGTTTGTTCTATTGACAAAGTGAACAGGATGTAATTCTGCACCGCACATCTCACAAGAGTCATGTGGGTCTTTGCTCAAGAAATTCCTGTGGCTTAGACATGTGAATCCTTCATGCCCTCTCTCTCCATATTCGTCTGCATAGATATGCATTGTAACAGGGTCTCCACGATAGACTTCTTTGATTCGGTGCATACGAATGTCGCCGTTGCCATCGACATAGTATTCCTTTACCATGACCATGTAGGCATCATCCATGATGTTCAAATCATCTTCCATTTCTTTGAGTACATCGATAAACAGTTGCTCGCCTTTGTTGACATACCCATCTAGAAGTTTGTGAATGTATTTTAGTTGCTCTCTGTCAGGCTTTACTAGGTTTAGGCTATCACACTCAACACACTGTTTTACTGGTTCTTTGTGTTCTCTTCCACAGTCTCCGCACCTTGCAGTAAACTTCTCTTCCCAAATGTATCCTCTTCTGAATATCTCATTCTTCAATTGGGTTATGCAGGTTCTAGTTATCACTGATTGATAACTTATGTGATATATTATCGGAGCAGTAACAAGATAAGAGGTGTCTTTCTCTTGTATCCCCGGATTGTATATTGTTCTGTCTTCAGGCTTGGGTGTTGTCCTACGAGTTAACCGTTGGAACAACGAGGGTCTTCTTTCTTCTACCATTTTATTCCTCCTCGTCCATTACTTTGTGTTCAAATAAATAATCAGAGGCATCGTCCACAGAACTCCATTCGTGTTCTTCTAAATCATACTCCTCTGCTATCTCTTCCAAGTCATCTATGGCCTCATCCACAGAGTCCTCTTTCAAGATTGATTCTAATCGGTCCATCTCTGACATTTTATTATTGTCATGATATTTCGCTACAGTGTCTATATCAATGTTGTATTTGGCGAAGTCATAGTTCTTGTCATCCTTGTGATTCTCATATTTCATCAACTTGAACAACTCCTCTTTACGAGCATTGTACCAAGGGGCTTTCTTGTGACTCTTCTTCATTCTCAGTAGTTCTAGCAGGATATTGGCATTCTGCTTCTTCAACTTGAAGTAAGGAAGGCACTTAGTCAGTATCGTGCTGACATCCTTTCTGGAATAGAAGTTTAACCTGTTGATTGGCTTGGTATCCTGTGGCGATTTCTGGTCTAGATGCAATCTACCACAGCCAAGGGACTTGTGCATTTCTAGCATGAATGCCTTGCCTCTATCACCAGTCGCTACGAGGCCGACTCTAGGATTGAAGTTCTTATCCATTGTAATGTATCCATCGGAGTCAATGAATGCGGCGGTATAGGCATAGATATCTTTCTTTATCTCATCACTCATCTTGTATAGTGCGCCATCAACAGAGGTGATGTTTTCGCTCTTCGCTAACTTGGATATCATTTTTGGATTTGATTTTTTGAAGAGAGCATTTGGAAGTCTCTCATGAATCTGCCTTGCGGATATTCCCTGCTCCTCACATACCATCTCTACTATGTGTTTCTTGATTAGTTCCTTGGGGTCGAATATGGATGAGACTCTTTTGTTCAATAAGTCCTTGAACTCCTTTTTACTACTCGACATCTCCTTTGTTAACCTAGCATAATCGGAGTTGTATGGCATCTCCTTCCTGTCTAATCTTGCCTCCCAATACTTGCAAAGAGAATCAACTATCTGCCTTCTAGTCCTCTCATCAGAAACCATTGATAGTTTGATGATGTTGTCCTCAGTGCATGTCATGTCTTTGAGTGCTGTCTTGTATTTCTTGACCCAATATATCTTCTCAATGCTATCATCCAAGTGAGATGCGTATGAAGTTATCAGATTATCAATTGAATTCGTAAAGGCGATTTTACTCTCACCCTTGAGTGTCCTACGATGGTTTTTCAGTTCTTTGACTAGTGAGGGTATGTCCTTTCCTTCTATCTCGTACTTATTCAAGTTAAATGACATGTGCTGTCTAGCGTCTGAGAGAGTCAGCCTGTGTTCCGAAGCGAACTTCTTTTCCAATGCGGTATGGTCAGATATCGGCTGTTCAAGAAGCCAAGAGAGTTTCAAGTCATCTGTAATTCTCTTTTGCTGTTCTCCGATTTCTTCCTCTCGGTCAGCGAGTTCTGCTTGCTCTTCAGCAAGTGCTGCCTGTTCCCTGAGTTTGTCTCCTTTTTCACTCATTTTATCACCTTAGAAATTTAGCCCCATGATACCCGACAAGTCCCTACGAGGGGTGGTAGGTTCATCAAAGATGTCCAAGTCATCAATCAAAATGAACTTGGCTCCTGTTCCTTGTGCAGCAGCGTTAGCGAGTGCTAAACTCATCACCAAGTCATCATGTGCGCCTACACCCTCAAACTTTCCAGACGCTGTTATTGAGAACATAGACAACTCTTCTATCAGTGCGCCAGTCAGTCTCCTACTTGCATTGTCACCATAGGGGAATATCATCTTCTCGTTTTCTATGTTCATCTGTAGATTAAGAATAATTTCCTGCTTGTTTCTCCTAGTGGTGTTGAAGTCTCTGATATTCAAGTCTGTCATATTTTTCAGTTCTTGAGTGAATGCCTTTGCGAATGTATTCGTCTCAAACAGAATCTCCTCCGGCTCAAACACCTTTCCTATCAAACGAATCTTTTCGATATTTTCCCTGAACTCTATGTTCTTTGCTCTATCGACATGAACGATTGCTTTGTTCTGATTCTCGTCTACTTCTAGAACTGTAATTACATTGTAGTCCCCGTCAGTCGAAATAGCAGGGTCAACACCGACATAGTATCTGTATCCCTTGTCTTTTCTGTTTCCGAGTTTCAGGATGTAATCTCTAGATTTGCACTTCTCAATGAACTCAGGATTGAACAAAGCAGTTCCAGTTGAAATCGGAACACACAGGTATTCTCTTGTAAACTTCAGAGAACCTATCTCAGCCTTCCTTTGCATGAGAGCGTCATAGTCCCAACGCTCCGGCCAAAGGGGTTCGTTCAATGCGTTCAGACATGGATACTTTGTTACAGTATATGCCTCGTTCTCCTCTAGTTGTGCAAAGATATCAGTGTAAGTAAATGGAGTTCCAATCATCCTGAGTTTGGAAGTATGATGCAGAGTCGGAATCATATCACCAAAAAACCAATCGGTCACTCTCTGTATTCCTGATAGACTAAACTCCTTCAAGGGGTCGTCAATGATAATCTCCTGTGGGTGAAGACCACGAATCTGAGAACCAACGGAACGCTCTAGAATCGCATTACCGTTGGTGAGTTGAATATTACCGATTGCCCATCCACGACTAGGCTTGAATTGTTTCAACGCTGGTAGATTGAAGTATCTGTCAATCTCCCTCATGTGAACTAGTGTCTGCTTTTGGTTAGATGAGATGTATAGCATCTGATATGGTGGCTCTTGGAATATTAAGTTCCACACGACCCAACTGTGCATGAAGACTGACTTTCCGTGGTCACGACTACAAACGATAACTGTCCTGTCTGTTTTCTCCATTATGTCTAACCACTCTTGCATATAATCAGGATACATCATTCCTAGTACATTCTTGAAGAAATATGGAAAGGATGTCTTAGACATCTCCATGTCCATAGAAGACATAAAATCTAGATTTTCTATGTTACTCATGTCGAGCCTCCGATGAGTATGTCAAACCAATTCAATCAAATTAGCCCCCTCATTAGTGGGAAGAACCATGATACATTCTTCATTATACCCCAATCATCTCCATAACGCTGACGAAACTTGTCTACTAGTTCTTCAGGAATGTCCATCATATCCTCACGTTGGTATCCTGCTCTTTCGTTCATTGCAGTCCATTTATCCTGTGACATCTTTGTTGCACGAAACCCTGCTATCTTCGGTTTATTACCAACCTTATTCTTCCTATAGTCCAACAGTGCCTTCCAGTTTCCACCACCCTTGGGCTTTTCCTTCGCCCTTGCTTTCAGGCCACCAAAGATAGCATAGTCTCCCATGTCTGTGTATCCAGCCATTCCTACTACTTCACCATCTACTAGTCTTAGAACCCACTTGTCAACATTGTACCAAGAGGGTGCGCTTCTAGAGAACTTGTCATCGGGATTGTCTCTGTCCCATAAGAAAGCAGCGTCCTGTGTGTTACTGACTTCCTTGAATTCAACTTTAGCCATTTCCTCACCTGTATGTTGCTTTGAGGAAATAGACCCCCTCTGTTGAGATTCCATATTTCTTGCTTAGATTACTCATTGAGTCAAACTCAGATACTATGCTCTCTATCTCTATTGCGGTGATATCTGTGTTGTAGTTTGACTTCATTAGTTCTATCGTTCCTTGGATGTCATCATAATCGTCTACATCATTGAAAGCGTGATAGACTGGTTTCTTCAGCATCTTTCTAATTGCATCATGAGCCTGTAGAATCATGGATTGCTCATCTGCCTTTGCAATGTTTAGTTTTGATTCTAAACCGTCTATATCACTAATCAAATTGTCAGCCGCTCTTCCTAGACTCCTTGCGTATATCTCTCTCTTGAACATCAGATGCTCGTATATTGCCTCAAAGGGATACATCTTCTCAAGGGCATAATCCTCTGCTAACTCATCAGTGTTTTTTGTTATGAATTTCATAGGGGCTAGATTGTTATCCTCAAGACGCTGATGAAGGAAGTTACCCAACTCCACCTCTATGTCTTTTTCTCTCTTACCATTGTATATCTCAGATATGACATCGAAGAAGTTCTTCATCTGCTGTCTTAACTTTACCCTATCTGACCTAAGTAGTAATCCAGACATCCTGCTCAAGAAGTTCTTTATGTCTCTAATCTGCTCAATGTCTAGTATCACAGTTTGTCCTTCCTCTCCAACCTCCCTTCTGAGTAGTTCGATGAATGGGTCTTTCACACTGTCTCCTGCAATTATGAAAGTCGTCTGACCTGTTACCCACTCAAATCTGTTAGCCAATGGTTTCAATGTGCTTCTAGATGGCACAATGAAATAGTCATTCGTCGCCTTTCGCAGTTTATTGAATAGAGAGTCTAGTTTTGCATCTTTGAGATTCTTTAGTTGTGTTTTACCAGTGCCACCAAAAGGCGCAGTCGCTCCTTCACCAAACGATGAGGTTGCTCTACTCTCTCTCGTAACAGCGGCACTCGCTGCACCTCTTGGTCTGTCGATACCAGTTCCAGATATCAAACTGGACATTCCCTCTAGGAATTTTTCTATCTCAGAGTTAGACGGCGGCTCTTCTTTCGTTGTTGCTGCGTTGTGCAATTCTGCTTGGTAAGGTAAAAAGAACTCCTTTCTTCCCTCGACAACTGTTGCTAATGACAGGTCATCTAGATACTTCTCTAGTTTGTTCCTCACGTTCTTACCAAGTCCGATTAGTATTGCCTCCTTCTTCAGTCTACTTCTTAGTCTCCTGAATTCTTTCTCTGTCGTTGGTGAGGATATTAATCCTGATGCGTTGCTTGCAACAAGATAAGCATAGATGGGGTCCACATCTGCTTCAATTAGAGTATCAACGGCCTCCCTAAGTCTTCTCTCCTCCTCCTCTTGCTCTGCTATGGCTGCCTCTCCCTGAATTCCCATGTCTTTGCCTTCTCTGTCGAAGACCCTACGATATGTTGCTTCCTCTATCACTTTGACCTTGCCCTTTGGAAACATCTTTGCCTCATCAAAAAAGTCATCCAATGCGACAACACTCAAGTCATCAGAGGCAATCTTACTCATCTTACTTGCTTGATATGGTATGACATATTTCATTTTCTCAACTTCTACTGCTCCAATCCCCTTGTTACCAAACAGTATGTCATGAAGTTCGCTATCCCTTTCAACCGTTTTTCTAGCCTTTTCCATAAAATTGTCGAATGCAGTTTGAAACGGTTTCCAATCCTCATTTACCGTCTCCCAATAATCGTAGATTGCCTCTCGATTTTTCATGCCCTTCAAGTCATACTTGCCAATGAAGTTTGAAACATCCAATCTAGTAAGCGCAAAATCCTCAGATTCTTCCTTTCCAACATCCCTCTCAAGAATTGCAATGTATGGTGCTAGTGCCTCCTTCCTATCACTAGGTTGGTTCTTCAAAGTGACTAAAGCATTCTGCTTTTCTCTGAACGAGAACTTTCCTCGTTGAAGTCTAATCTCTGAATCAGGTATTGGATTGTTCAATATTCTATAGTCAATCTCCTTTCCCCTCCTCCCCCTAAACATACTCAATGCGTTATTGAGGAGCCTGTCTTTCTCAGCACCAGTAAGTTGTACTCTTTTACCAGCACCAGCAGTTAGTTCACTGGCTCCTATGACTACTGCCTTTTCCAATAGATGATTGAGCATTGATGTGGTTACGCTTTTCTTCAGCCTATCAAAGAAGTCCGAATTGTACTTCGTCTTAATCATGTCAATCAACATTGATTGTCTTTGAAAATCCGTACCAGCACTGAAGTAGGGTTGTAGTCCGACCTTTCCTCCCTCTTCCCTAAGTAGGATTGGAGATGAATTGGTTCTCTTGTCTAGGGGTATCGCTCTGGTGGATACATCGTTAGCCTCTAGGAAGTTGAAGAGAAGTTCCTTGTCTACGAATTTCCTAACTCCCTCGGTTCTAGCCTCTCTTGTGTTGCCATTGTAAAACTCATCGGCGAGAGCGTCTAATCCACCCCTCATGAAAACTGCAAACTGTTCATCCATCGTATCACTCCTTTGCATCTAATAACTCGACTAACTTTAGGTACGGCTCTCCCTTGGCGTTTATTTTTGTTCCTTCTTCCAATGTCTTGACCATAGTTTTTTTGACCTCATCGAAGAAGGCATCTCTGATTGTCTTGTATTCCTTCTCCACGTTTTCCAGTAACTCACTCTCATCTATATCCCCTTGAACATAGTCAAAGGTATCTAAGTGGTCTTCACCTGAAACAAACAAATCAGCCATCTTCTCCAATGCAACGACCACACTAGAGGCATCGAGAACCTTGCTGATTCTTCCCTTGGAAACGTTTTCCTTGAATTCATCTTGTTTGAATGGATTCTCCAATGGCTTTCTTGCCTGTTCAAGAAGACCTTGTTTTATGTATTTTTCCAGTTGGTCCTTTGTGAACTCTGTCCCTAGAATCTTGTTGAACTCAATAACGTCCTCATCCTCTATTATCTCTAGAATCTCCTTGTACTCGTCCTCCGGTAACTCGGTTATCCTGTCAACCACGTTGAGGAACAATGCACTGATGCTCTCCTCAAGATACCTATCTAGTATCGGACCGAGTTCTGAGTCAGCCTTTATCTGATTGAAAATATACTCCTTGGTATTTCTCACATCTCTAGGAACCTTGTCCTTCAACTCCTCGTATTTGGTCTTGATTTCTATTGGGACATCCTTATCGCTTGTTATGTCAGAGAACAACTTCTCTCGCATTACGTTTGTTGTTCCAACTCTTTTTCTGCTCCTCAAGGCAGAGGTGTCGAACGCATCCTTCTCTACGATGAATCTGACAGCAGGTAGGAATGTCTTCGTGCCACTAGGGAATAGTGCTTTCAGAGAACGACTGGTTGCATTGTCCTCATTGATGAACCGATATTTGTCATTTCCTGAGACGTTTTGCAGTAGATGCTCAAGGAACTTGGAGACATCTGCTTCGTTCGGCTCCCTGAAGTCCTTAATCTCTGGATATGGAGTACCTCTTGGGAACGCTATCATCAGAATTTGCTTCTCGTCATCCTTGAGTTTCATTGTCAGGAGTTTCCTCGCATACTCAGGCTCCTTCTTCAGGAACGCACGAAATCTGCTTGGGGTTTTAGTATCCTTCTTTTCCTCTCCTTCGGGATAGAGCAATGGCTGTTTCGACTCGACTACTATCGTCCTCTGTAGTTTCGTCAACAGCGTATCGATATCCTTCTCATCAATCAACCTCTTGAAGTCTACATTCAAGGATTCCCTAGTGTTTTTGACGTTACTCCTTCTAGGCTTGAAGTCGTTAAGCCTACGAAGAGCATCGTCCTTAACAGGGGAATCAGAGAATCCCTTTGTAGAGTATTTCTTCTTGCGCCCTGAGCCTACTCCATCTATAATTTCTTGACTAAACAGCCTCTTAACAAACTCAATAGATTTGATGAACACACGCTGAGAGGTTCCCTCTTCCACTAAATCTCTCTTGAACTCCTCCCAAGTCTCATCGTCCCTAGTCACTGCCTCTGCTATTCTCTTCTTCATATTATCAGCAGGGAGTTTGACATAGACCTCAGTGATGTAGTTAGGAATTGCATCTTCATGCTCCTTCTTAGAAAGGATGGTTCTCCAACTCATTGTAATTTCCTCTACTGTCCTCTTCTTCTAATTGAATCAATAATATTTTTCTCTCTCATTTTATCCCAAAATCCATCTACATCGGGTAAAGTTCCATCAGCCTCTATTTCTGCATCCTTTATTGAAAGCAAGTGTTCAACCAGTTCTCTTAGGTATTTTTCTCCCAACCCCTTTCTTTTTTCTCCATCATGATGAAACCACATAATTCCCCAATAACCTTGCTCATAGAAAACTTCTGCGTATGCCTTTCCATCCTTTGAATCCCAAAAAACTTCTAGTTCTTCTTCTTTAAGAATAGTTTGCCAACTCATTGCAATTCCTCAATTATTCTTCCAATAGATTACCTTCACCTACATATTTATTCTTTAATAGTGCTTGTAATTTGTAGGCCTCTTGTTCAGCCAAATCAATTGCCTCTTTCAATTTATTTGCTTGATTAACAACCTCGCTATTGTCATCAAAGTATTTGTCCATTCTGATAGCAACTTGAAATGCCACTCCCATTGAACCAACTAAATCCCTTTCTTCATCCAAAAATTCTTCTAGAATTTTAAACAAATATTTTTTCTCACTTTGGCGTACAGTCTCTCCATATTTATTTTTCATTTTTACTATTTCTTTCCAACTCATTGTAACTTCTCCTCCATTTGTTTTCTGACATCCAACCAAACATCAGGATGATTCTGCGCTAGAACCTCCTTGATGACTTGCATCTGATGAACGATGATTGTGTCTTGCCTCTTATGCACCAGTTTGCCCTTGAACTCTAGCAGGTATCGTAGTGACTCACGAACCTCCTTAGCCAGTTTAGTCAATGAGTCAATGTACTTGGGGTCAGTGGAATCTTCACTGAACAGCGTGTCGATTTTCTGCTCCAATCTAGTGATGTTCGCACTTAGCGTTTCAATCTCGTCAACCTCCTGCTTGGCAATCATGTTTGCAGCAGACTTCTGAACGATTGGCTTGAGATGCTTTTTCACATGTCGAATGACTTGTTCCTCTGTGCAATCTAGAATTCTAGATGCGGCCAATGGTGATATCTCACCCTCATACAACCTGCGCTCCATCTCGGCCCTATTCTCATAGACGCATAATTTGCAACTAGGATTCTCCGAATCAACATATCCTCCCATGTGGTTTCTCTGATGTCTTGCTGATGTGCCACTCTTCCAGTTCATCTGTCGGTCCAAAGCGTCTGCTGTGTAACTCATGGCTTCCAAATCAGCCTCAAGTTGACTCCTATCCTCATGCATACAAAGAGGACAACGCTTTCTCGTAATCATGTTTTCATCTTCCTTTGTTAATAAAAATAAGGCTCATTTGATTGAAAGTCGGGATTGTAATCAGGATGTGACATTCTTTGTCTATCTTCCTCTTCCATCTCTGCGGTAAGACCACTAGCATCCTCTAATCTTTCTACAATTCTCTGTAATAATTTATCGATTTCTCCATACTCTTTACTGAAAACAAACGGACTTGGCTCTATGAAACCATACAACCCCGCTCCTTCAATTTTCTCATACTTATCTAACAATTTCTGCGCTCTCTCTTTCAATTCTTCAGGAGTAAATCTTCTCTTATCTCTCCCAAACCCTATCGTCATTTCTTCTTCATTCAGTTCTAGTTTTTTCTTTAACGTGTTTTCCCAACTCATCTTACTCACCTAATATCATTTCACTTTTAACTCCAATAAATCACTTGTATCTTTCAATGCTCTAGTTAACAACTCTATTTCCTTAGTTGTGATATCTTTCAACATTTTTTCATTTTCTTGCAAATCTTCGGGAGATGTGTACTCTTCTAAGTTATTTATCAAATCGAGCAAATCAAAATGTGCTGTTCTCAATTTATTTATCGAGGCTTGCCTACGAGGACTGAACGCATCGGGTTGCAAGTCGAATTCTTCAATAGTCGCCTCTGTAAATTTATCTTGCTTTCTTATTGCATTTTTCCAATCCATCCTACTCACTCCAACAATCTCCGAAACAGTACGGGCAACAAGTGCCAACTGCCATGTTCTCTGCATCTACTTTTATGATTCCTCTACACTTCATCTTCTCACCTTTATCATTTCCTTCCAACTTAGAGAAACAGGCGATTTCTCTTGTGATTTTCTAATTGTCTTTCTAGAAACAATAGATTTCTCTACCTTCTTGTAATTTTCATCATAGTTGGAAGCAAGGGTTGCTGCGTAAAGCATCTGTCTCTTTGGAACCCTGACATACAGTTTCGTCAAATTGACATTTACTCTTTTCTTCATGAGTCTTAACAGTTTATCTCCCTCTGCTTCGGTCAATGATATCGGAGTTTTAAGCAAAGCACCCATTGCTTTCTCATTTCTGTAGTTACCACCCTTGCTCTTGTATTCAGCAGTGTTGGCGACAGACTTCTCCACCCACTCTCTGAACTTTGGAACGTTGTCCATCAGCATCTTCGCAGTTCCATTGCCCTCAACCCTCAAGGGAAACTCTGGACTTGTGTTGAACGGTTCAGTATCCATCTCCTGCTTGTAGTTCTGCGCTATCTCCAAAAGACTTTCATGCTCAAAGAAATCGTTCTCGGTCTTCTTCCCAAACAGTGCTTGCCAAACAGGAGGCTTGGCCTTCCCGTCTTTCTTGAACGAGTACCACTTTGTTTTTGCCTCATCCAAATTATCCCCCTTGTACTTGTTTCTGTACTGGACATACTTCTTCGTTCTGTAATCCCCATAGACTGTGGTGTAAGAAGTGACCCTGCCCTCACCATCCTCACCATCATCGAAACCAGATATAGTCCTGAATGGAATGTTAGCGGGATTTATTTTACTGTTAGAATTATTCTCACCCTCTAGATAATCCTTGAGTTCCTTAACAGCATTTGCCTCCTCATCGCTTATTGTCTCTTTCTTATCTGCCTCCAAAGCCATGCTTATGTACTTCTGAGGTCCACTTTTGGAACCCACCGTCTTAGACTCGCCTTTCCTGTTGACTGTCTTTCTCCCAACTGTTCCCATATTTTCAATGAACTGATAGATGTTATCAGCACCACTCTTGTCGGGAAGCGTCGTGTTCTTAGCGGCGTTTTCCCAAGACTCGTACATTGTGCTAAACGGAACGATGTTAAGTGTCCCTTTCCAACCGTTCCCCAAGTCTACGGTGAGACTCTGTTTTCTTACGGGTTTTCTTTTTACCACGCTTTCTTCCTCCCCCGAATCTTATGTTGAATAGTGCCTGTGTTGCGGGGGAGGTTGCGGTAACTGCGCCCTCTGCTCGCAGTAAATTAAACCAAGAGGATTCGTATAGTGATGACACAACCTGAACCTCCACAACATACCTTGGACTAAAGACATTTCCAAAAAACCAAAATCCTGTTAATCACTTTCCTCGTAAAAATAATTGTTGATACTCTCTAACATCTCTTGCTATTCCTCTTCCAAAACCAAGATTTTCACCATCAAACTGATTGTTCATCAGCATTTGGAAACCCGCTTCAGTAGCGTATTCTGAATCTGAGTCTTCAAATACCTCATTCAATAATACGTCATCAGGGCCGTAGTTTGGATTCTCATCAGCATACTCCTTAGCCTCTTTCTTTACCTTTTCAAGTTCTCTCTCGGCCTGATAAATCTTCCTTATAAGAGAGTTTAGTTTTCCAATAGTAAGTGTTGGATGTTTGAATCCTTGACGAGTTACAAATTCCAACATTCGCCTATCCTGTGGAATAGTTATGTCTCTTAACTCCCTCAACTTTTCTTCAACCTTTTTGAAATCAATCCTTATATCGTAGTCCGAACGCTCCGCTTCAATATCTCTTCTTAGAGCATCTCTCTCAAGTTCCTCTTCAGCATCGGTCCCGACTGGAACATGCATATCTTTCAGGATATCTTGCCAACTCATCTCAATCACTTCTTTGGTTCATGAGTGTAGAAATCACCATTGGCGTGTTCATGAATTGTTCCTCTTTCCTTCATGTCCTCCAAAACCATCTTGAGTTTCTTAGGAGTGCTGATGTCTTTCAGGTTCTTCATACCTAAAGCCCCTCCTTCTTTTTTCACCTCTGCTAGGATTTTCTTTTCCATGTCTTTACACTCTTCATGGCTAATTGTAATGTCACCATCTTTCAGTTCTCTTTTTCTCAACACATCTGACCACGACATGCTACGTCCGAGATAGTGTCGTTCTATCAAGATTTCTTCTTTCTACCTTTCTTGGGGGTTAGAATGTTCCTAGCAGTTTGACAACAGAACCTAATCTTCTGTGTTGACTCCAACTTCCAAAAAGAATCTCTTTCTAAACCAAACTTATCCTCTATATGACAACACAACTCATACCTGCTCATCTTAGCAAAGTCATCATCTATCTCCAAACCGAGAACTGGCCCATCAGGATGAACCAACTTCTTGTCCAACCAAACATATGTGTTACCCATGAAGGCAATCAACTTTCTAATCAGCCACTGCTTCATACATACTCCCCACAAACCTGACAGAAGCAACCCTGTCGTGACCACTCTATGGGTCTAATCCATTCGCACATGA